GTGTGCGCTACTAGGGTAGATCAGGAATGGTTAAAACCTAGAATCGCAGCATATGGTGTTCAAGCTCAAGTTCAAGCTGGGGATCTTGTAGCTGATGAACCAGACTTCAACATGCGTTTGGGCTCCTTGCACTACAAGAGTCCATTGCATTGGCTAGAGGATGGTGTGGTCAATGTCTATGGTAGTTTAGTTGGTGCGTGTAGACCTAGCGGTGCCAGTGCTGTTGGGCCCACTAAATTGCACACCGTTCTGCGAGACTCTTATGGGTGGTTAGCTAACAAGGCTGCACCTGATATGGCTACCTATAGACCATGGCGCTTTGCACTTACTGATTCTACTAACCCAGTTGACAGCATGAAACAGGGTGTATTGGATAAGTGTGTAAATGCTTTCACTGCTGATATTCTAGGAGCGCTAGAGCCTGAACAACTTGGTATGCTTCAAGAGTATAGTACTTTCACGGCCATTAATGGTGCACCTGGTGTATCATATGTTGATTGTATTAATCGGAGTACCAGTGCCGGCTTTCCCTGGGGGTCCTCCAAGAATAATATAATCAGGCATCTTGGTAAGATCGATGATGTAGACGATGCCATTGATCTGGGAGAGGTGTGCCATGAGCGTATCGAAGCTATTATAGAAGAATATAAGCAGGGCAGAGTAGCGCACCCTGTGTTTACGGCTCATCTCAAGGATGAAGCTGTAAGTCTGGAAAAAGCTAGAATTGGTAAGACTCGGGTATTTTATGGAGCTCCCATTGATGCTTCCATTGTTATCCGTAAGTACTTCCTTAGTTTTGTACGACTACAGCAGAACAACACCATCATTTTTGAAGCTGGATCTGGTACTGTAGCCCAATCTAGTGAGTGGGGAGATATCTACCGACATATCACCAAGTTTGGTACCACTCGTATGATTGCTGGCGACTACAAAGCATATGATAAGAGAATGCCTGCCATTATAATTATTGCCGCTTTTGAAGTCATTATTAATTTGTATAAGGCTGCGGGTGCGTCAGATGAGACCCTGTTAGTTATGTGGTGTATAGCATTTGATGTTGCTTTTCCAACTGTGAATCTCAATGGTGATTTGGTGGGGTTCTTAGGGGGGAATCCGTCAGGCCATCCGTTGACTGTGCAAATCAACTCCATCGTCAATAGCCTGTACATGAGGTACTGTTTCCATGAGTTAGGTGGCAACGTGGAGCACTTCACCTCAAATGTGGCACTTATGACATATGGAGATGACAACTCAATGGGAGTGCATGAGCGAGCTGCCTTTTTCACACATACTACTGTCCAGAAGTTGCTGGCTAGTCTGGATATCACTTACACTATGGCAGATAAAACTGCTGCGAGCATTCCATATATTGACATTAATGATGTTAGTTTCCTCAAGAGAACTTGGGTTTACCGTGAGGAGTTAGGTGATTTTGGTTGTCCTTTGGAGGAGGAATCAATACACAAAATGTTGATGTATAAAGTAGCTAGCAAGCAGATAACGGAGGATGAGCAACTTGCGGGTCAGATTCGCTCTGCCCACAATGAATTTTTCTTCCACGATAGGTCTACATTCGACGATTGGGATTGGAGACTTAGACAATTAATCGCTCAGTTTGATCTGAGTGTATGGTTTACCGATATTCCACTGCCGACATTTGACGAATATGTCGAGCGATGGATGCGAAAGTAATTACCGAACGGAGTTTTGCCACTTCGTAACCACTAGGCAATGATTATTATTAGATACACTTTTATTTATTTGTTTGTTATTTTGATTTGAATTTAAAGAAGGAATATTAATTACTATGGACAGGGCCCTCGCGCCCAACCCCTTTTTAGGGGAAACTATCCAGGTTTTGAACATAAATACCCCTAGATCCCGTTATGAGTTACACGGATCTTTGTATTACTACTTACTGAAAATATTGAAAATAAAGGCTCGACAGTGCCAAAAACTGTCACTCCGGTTGGTGACGCTAACCAAACAACGGTGGAACAGATTACGTTCCACGATGAGGATAAGGGTTTCATCACTACTATTGAGGGGGAGAGTGATCCGACCACCCACCACGGTAGAACGGATACAGCGGATATTGCAAGATTTCTTGAACGACCTCTACTCATCGATACCCACACCTGGCTTGAGGGTAGTTTCTTTGCTCATACTTATGATCCTTGGACCTTGTTTATGACCAACCCCCTGGTTGCTAATAAACTTAAGAATTTTGGTGGTTTTAGAGCTACCCTAAATCTTAGAATTTCCATCAGTTCTTCACCTTTTTATGCTGGGTTGGGTATGGTTATATATAATGCTCTACCAGATTCCACTATTACTGTGCCCATTGTGATTGCTGGTGATGCTCATATCGTATCTCACTCTCAAAGACCCAAGATCATTGTATCTCCACAGGACAACATGGGGGGTCAACTAACCTTGCCATTTATGTACCCATACAATTACTGTCCCATCAACAGCAGTTTGTTTCGTAAGATGCCAGGCATAAGTGATCTAGGACTCATCAACTATCGCTCTACCACAATGCTGAGGAATTTTAACTCAGTAGCATTAGGAGGTGTATCCGTCACAGCATATGCTTGGCTCACAGACTTAGAACTTACGATGAATACTGCTAACGTGGTTGTTCAGGGTGGTAAAGTTAAGTTTCGTAAGAGGCCAACAGCGGCTAAAGGTAGACGTGCCAAACTCATGGCTATGACTAGCACGGATGATGAGTATGGTGATTCTCCTGTCTCTGGTGTGGCTTCTGCTGTGGCCAGTGCAGCTGGGAAACTTACCAATATACCCGTTATTGGACCTTACATGAGAGCAACTGAAATGGGAGCTGGCTATCTATCCAGCATTGCCTCATGGTTTGGTTTCACAAACGTTCCCGTGATTGCGGATAGCATGCCCTACCTACCTACTCCTTTTCAAAATCTTTCCAGTTCAGAGATATCCCATCCTATTACCCGACTGAGTTTGGATCCTAAGAATGAGCTGACCGTTGATTCTAGAGTGTGTGGTCTTGATGGCACTGACGAATTAGCAATAGCCGGTATTGTTGGTAGAGAAGCCTATATCACCAAATTTACATGGTCGGATTCAGATGCGGCGGGAAGTGATCTGTGGCATTCTATGGTCACACCCCAGATGTTTCGCATCGATGGTCTTACCTTTTATACAACACCCATGATGCATTTAGCACAAATGTTTGAGTATTGGACTGGAGACATTGAGTTCCGCTTTGTGGTGCAGGCCACTAAGTTCCATATGGGTAGATTGCGAGTACAATTTGAGCCGACGGAAACTACACTACTCACAGCGGATAGTCAATTGGTGAATAGCACCCAGGTGTTTGATATTGGTGAGACTAAGGATTTCACTGTTCGAGTGCCCTATTCTCAATTGAAACATTGGCTACAGACTGGAACTATGGAGGGTGTGGAGACTAATACTACCATGTTCAGTGCCTCCGCGGCTTCTCTGGACACTGCTTTTTGGGAGGCTAAGTTCAATGGTATCTTAAGTGTGTTTGTGCAGAACAAGCTTTCAGGACCTTCCGCTTCTAACACTTTGGATGTGTCAGTGTTTGTGAAAGGTTGTGACAATCTTGCGTTTGCTAATCCACGAGATATTAACAATGCAATTTCGTACTCTGCGGTGGTGCAAGGTGGTATGGAATGTAGGGACGAGTGCGACATGGAACCGGAAAGCACTAGTAGTGTTAGTTTAGGCGAAACGGATGAGGTCACGAGGATCTCCTATGGTGTCTATATGGGTGAGACGTGTTTAAGTGTTAGGCAGCTCATGCATCGTGATACCTTCTACACAACTATTGGTCCCTCTGCAGGTGCGACATCTAATAAGCGGATTGACGTTATGTTGTACCAATCTATGTTTCCCAAAGTGGTTGGTTCGTGGACCAACGCACTGCACGAGACGGCGATGGGAAACAACTACAATTATGTGGGCTATTCTGCTCTTTCGTGGATGGCTCCCTGTTATGTTGGGCAGAGAGGGTCAGTGAATTGGACCGTGAACTCACTGGGTGCCAAGTCTCAATCTATGACAATTGCGCGTGCTACTGGAGTGAGATCAGCGAATGCCCTTGGTATCTCTGTGCAGGCTACTGCCACGGGTAGTGACTCTGAGAATGCCTTCTATAAGACTTTCGCAGGTGTTGATAACGTTCTAGGTGGTATGGGGATGGCGCTCACAAGTCAGGAGACTAATGCTGGATTATCTGCCAATGTACCCTATTTTAGTTCTGCGCGGTTTACCTATACTGCTCCTAATCAGATTCAAGCCACTGGGGGCACGGGAGATGAGGATCACTTAGGTGCGAATCAGAACATGCAGGTGCGTGTGGGGTATATGCCTGCTGCACAGGGTAAAATAGCCACTAACAACGCGACGGACATCTATGTGTCCGCTGGTCATGACTATAATCTTATATATTACAAAAATTCACCAGTGATACATTTGATGAGTGGGCAAAATTTGCCGGCACCGGCATCCTAAAGGTCGGGTAGAAGACCACAAATATCTACCAAAGGCTC